TGCGCCCAAAACTTATTCCTAAAAACGGCTTCCGATAAAATGAATTCAGGATTAAGTTTAAGAAGCTCTGCAATACTGTGGGTCCTATCTTCATTAAAAAGACGTAGCGCGATGAGTCTCTGCTGCTCAATTAAATCTCTATGAACCTTATCGCGCTTGGCACATATATGATGGGAAAGAGAGATATTTCCAGTATATTTAAACTCACAAACTGGACACTGTTTATCTAATTCGGACTCTTTTTTTATCCTACGAGGTTCGTAAATAGTTTCAATCCTTTTTTTGTTACCTATTTCAACTCTTCTTTTTTCAACTGCCTTTTTACCATATTTGTCAATCCAAATAAGTCTTAGGGCCTTTTCGCTGATTAAGTTGATTTCGGGATGTGTTCTGAGAATGTAGAAAGTATCGCCACTCCTATCTTTTAGAAATAGCTCTTGGGCAATAGCTATTTGTTTATTTTTAAAATTTTGATGTCCAAATTCTTCCCCATTTTTAAATGCAAAATGACGCTGAAGTAGATTTAAATTATCAAATCTTTTTTTACAAACCATACATAGAACCATGTTAACATCCTAGTTGGTAAAATTGAGCCTACGTATATTATACCAAATATAATCCGAACGAGTATCATATGTGTATAAAAAAGAGCCCCCCAATTGCTTGGAGGGACTCTTGAAAAACCTTGATTTTATTGATTAAAGCGTGGTGTACTTAGCAACGCCCCGGGGATTGGCTACTGCGATACCAATGATTTCGTTGACGACCCAACCTAACTTCAATTGCTTTGGCTCGTCGGCCGGAAGAACTTCAATATCCTGGCGAATTGGCATTACACCTACGAATTCAGGGTCAGCTACTGCGTAGACTGTCTTGGTAGGAACAACTTTGGAAACGATGATTTCTGCGGTCCAAAGATGACCATACAAGCCGGTCTGGAGCAATTCACGCTGAGTTACTGGGTCGAAATCAGTGTTTGTGAATGTTCTGAAACCACTGAAGGTCTTGATGTTCATGAAGAGCTTAGCAGTTACTAAGTCCCACTTGTCAACTTCTGCGTACAAAGTAACCAAGTCGTTCTTAGCGATTGCTGTTGCTGTTCCAGTTACGCTTGAATTTTCGAGTGTTGAAGCGAAGTCCAATGCTGCGAAAATGTTTGCGTCTTCCTGTGCCTGTATTTCCTGTCTTGCGCGTTGCTGTGCACGGTCGATAACATTGAAACGGCGTCTCTTTACTTCGTAGATTCTGACTGTTGGGTTAGAAACTACCTCGAACTCGGGAACTGAAATACGGTCACCCTTGATTCTGCTTTCTGGAGCTGCACCGTTTGAGCTGACAACGATAGCGGATACGTCAATATCCTTATCGTATACAGGCAATGCACCCTGAGGAAGCGGGTCTACACGGAGAGCTTTACGGCCTACTCCCTGATAGTCAAGGTTTCTGCGGATAGGATTTGCCATGGCCTGAGCCAAAGCAATCTTACCACGTTCTGTTTGGAGAGCCTTCATTAGAAGGGCCTCTCTTTGCTCGTCTGAGAATGATGGTTCAGTTGCTGGTGAATTTGATTCGACTCCAGTTGAAAGGGCTTGAGCGTAGCTAATTAGCTTCTCGATGGCTTCTTTCTTGCTGGAGGCGTTCATTGTTCCACCATTGTTAAATAATGATGATGACATTGTATGACCTCCGTTACACTCACTCGTCACATAAGGACTGAGCGATGTAATCTAATTTGTTCAGGATAAAAACTTATCTCTGTTGATTGATTTTTTTAGCGTAATTCAACCTAATTACGAAAGGATTAGAACTAATTACCTTGGCTTTCTTCTTCTCTATCAGAAGTCTAGCCTTAGCGGGAGAAACAGGAGAAAGAGGTTCCATGTTTCCATTAAAGACGGGTACTACTTGAAAAAAATTAGGCATATCTCAGCCAACCTCATTTATAGAAAATGGTTTAATTTATTAAACTGGTCCAAGCTTATAGAAATGCAAGAATGGATTTGCTGCTGATGGAGCCTTGGTTACACGGGCGACTGAATTGCCTGTGCTAGCCGAGTTTGTTAGCTTGCCGAGCGCTGAGCAATAGAGCAAGTCGTTTACATTGTAGGTGATTGTAGACGTTGAGTTTGCTGCTAATGTCTCATAGATGTCGGTAGCGTATTCGCCGGGCTGCAACCATAGGGTACACTTGCCAGAACCTAGCGTGGTGTCGTCTCCTGCCTTACCGGGAATTACGTAAGAATAGTTGACGGCTGCCGTACCACTGATTCCAGTAATCGTTCCGTTTGTTGCGCTGGAAAGCGTGGCTGCGTTGGTTTGTGGTGTTGTGGTTCCCAATCCAGTAGAAACAGCGAAAGTTGTAGCAACTAGGTTAGCATGTGCAAGCGTTGTCTGACCGCTTACGACTGCCTCGCCAATTACTGCTGCTATGAACTGAGTGGTCTTGTTTTCGTCGATAATTCCGACTAAACCAGTAACGCCAGAGAAGCCAAGGACTACCATTGGAAGACCCGTTGGGGAACCAGTGGTTGTACCAGAGACTACTCCAAGCATTCCTGCCTCAGCAACTAGGTTAGGGTCAACTAAAAAGTCGCCCTGCGGAGCTGCTGTGTTTTCGTAGAGAAGTTTAAAAGCCATGTTATTTTCCTCCTTTCTCTAAAAGTATCCTTAACCAGTAAGGATTTTTTTCTAGCCCATATGTTTAGTATGGGCTAGAAAACTGTTATCAAGACCAGTTGAATTTTTCCAATGTTGAAGCTAGGTCATTTGATTCCGATGACTCGCGCTCTTCCATTTGCCCAACTTTGAGAGCCTTGACTGAAGCTGTTCTTATTCCTAGGTCTTCTGCTGCAACGACTCTTCTGCCGAGACTCTTTTCCACTGCGGACTTATAAGAGTTGAAGAAAGCGTCTCCACCACTCATTATTTCATCTACCATTTCCATCTTAGACTTGATGTCGCTTCCAACCATGCCCTTTTGCACTGCTTGTTCAACTAATTCGCTAGCTCTGATAAGTTTAGCCTTTGCAACTTCAACTGCTGATTTCACTTGCTTATCAATAAGAGATTTAGCTGTTTTGCCTAAATTGCTAGGAACTGAAGCTGATACCAAAGCCTGACCATAAGCCTTGCCTTCTGGTCCCATTTGTGAGAAGTAATCTACCCAATAGCCCTTTGCGTCTGCGTCTGCTGCTGTTGACGAATCTGATGCAGTTGTCGTCTTGTTCTTTGAGCTTGCCGACAAGATTCCTTTAGGCATCTTCGTAGCAACTTCTAAATCAGCCTTTTGAGCTTCTTCGATTGTTTCAAATCTCTCACCGTTATTCTTTGGCTTTCCACCAGCGGTTAGGTCTTTTACGTCCGTTCCGCCGTTTGGATGTGCGCTCTTAACTTCGTCTGCGCCATCTTTTGTTCCGCCATCAGGAATAACATTATATTTCTGTTCTTCTTTCATCGCTGCCAAAGACTCTCTTCTAGCCTTTCTTGCTGCAACGAATCCATTAACTTTTGCGCTGGAGATTACGGAAATTTCTGCTTCTGGCATTTCTGCTTCTGGCATTTCTGCTTCTGCAACTTCTCCGCCTTCTAAAAATGCCTTAGCTTCTTCAATCGCTTCCTCAACGATTGCTGGAACTTCGCCTTCTTCAGATACTTCAGATACTTCAGATACGTCAGACATCATATCGGCTTCAGGAATTAATTCTTGTCCTTCTTCCATCTGCTCGTCTGCATTTTCAAATGTTGTAACTGCGTCGGCTAGAGCGGCTTCGGCAAGCTTGATAACTGTGATTCTCTTTGCTACTGACAATTTAGAAGCGAGCTTGGTCTTGATTGCTTTGAGTTCAGAAGCCGTTGCCTCTAATGCTTCTTCTGCTTCCTGTAGGCCTTCAAACACTTGAACGGCTTCTGGTCCGGGAGCAATCTTCTCAACAATCTGTGTTTCTAACGACTCAATTTCTTCTTTCTTTTCTTCTGCGATATCAACAGCAACGCCTAGTTCGTTTGAAGTAATTTCTGATTCGTTATCGAGGGCTTCGTTAGCTTCCATATCTTCTCCGAACTGAGCCTTGGTGCTCTTAGATACGTCAACACCGGTTAGCAAATAAGCAACATGAGCTATTCCATTTTGACGAATCTTAGCCATTACGCTCTTTGCATATTCTTTAGTCGCTGTTGCTTTTGCCGTATCTTCGCTGAGCTCTTTGCCCCAAATTTGTTCCAAGTTTGCGGTTAGAACTGGCTTACCATTGGCTTCAATCGTCCAAGAAGAAGCTTTTGGATTCTTAGCAACTGCATGAAACTTAGCTGTCAATTTAGCATTTGCAATCTTTTCATCGGAAGGGATTCTCTGTAAATCTTGCTTGAGTTTAAACTCAGCTCCAGATGGTCCCATTTCTTTCTTTGTCTCAGCGGCGGCATTCTCAAACCACTTTTGCTCCCAATTTCTGCTATCACCACCAACAGTTGTTTCCATAGGCTTTTTATCATAGCCCATTTCTTTTGGATAACCCAATGTGTCTGGGTTATTTGATGTGACCGGTCCTTCAACTGTTTTATCAGTCTGGCCTTGGAACCAAGCTTTTTTATCCTTCATTTTGGCCCAATAGGCCTTTCTGCTTTGCTTTGACATTTTACTTCCTCCTGATGGAATGTGGTGGTGCGATTTTTAATACTTTTGCCTCAAATATGAAGCAAACTTTTGAAATAAATAAAAAGATACATTGCCTTACGCTTTATTAATTTCTTATAAGATTTTGCTGTTTTTTTAACATTTTTTATTAATATATTTTAGTTAATATTTAATAAAAAACCAATAATTACCCATGTTTTACTGAATTCTTATTAACTAAATATTCAATGTAGGCTCTTTGTAATTTCTTCTTTTCTTCCTCTTCCTGTTTGCTGGTATTCTCTGTTATTTCATGTGTTTTTCCATTTGCACCAGCTGGACCGTCTTTTGCCGTTTGGTCATATTTTTTCTTTTCTGTTTCTCTTACTGGAACTCCGAGGGGAACTTCAAGAGCGTCTATTTTATAAGCTGGTTTTTCACCATGCTCTTGGGCTAGCTCTTCAATTGGTTGTGTTAAATTTTCATCATCACTGCCCTGTAGATAGGAATTCTTCATCATTACATTGGCGGTAATTTTTGCCACAATCAACTCAGTATTGTCAACATTTTTTGAAAGAAGCTGCTCTACTGCACTGATTATTTGGGTGTTTCCTTTTGCAGAAATTAACTCCGAAGCATCCTCATCCAAGCTAACATTCCATGTAGACTTGTCTGTTGAAGACGCCCACCAAGGATACTCTTTTTCATTTATTGTCACAGTTCCTTCAGAGGTGAAATCGTTATACCCCTTTCTAAAGGATATTTTTTCTACTGTGATTTTAATTCTCTGCATTCCTGCTGCCGTTTTTGTCTGATTCATATTTACCTCTGCCTTCGCTTTTCTAGGGTCTGTGGCGCACTCTGTATCAACACACTGCGCCCCGTTATTTATTGCACGTAAATTTTCTGGAATTTCCTTTATCGACGCTGGTTCCTGACCTCTATGAATTTCTCCCATATGCTGCGGAGAAACTTTAATTTTATCTTTATAGAATGATGCCGCAAAAGCGTTCATTTCTTTTTCCGCCTCTGATACTTGCGCACTGTCCACAACAGCTTCCTTTAGAGATGCTATTCTTTCTAAAACATTTGCTTCTTTGAATGCCGGAACTGAAACCCAAGAAAGCTCAATGAATTCAAGCTCGTGGTTGACCTCGTGTACTGGCCATCCACCAAACTTATGTGCTGCGTTATTTACAAGAGCGCCAAACTTCATGCCCTTATAGCTTTTTATGTGTGCACAATATTCATCTTCGGTTCTTGCCACATTATCACAAACCGAACAATTTGAAAATCCAACTCTTGTTCCCATTGACACAGAGTTTACAACTCCAGTTTCTATATGTCTTGCCAGTTGGGGATGAGAAACCTTATCAACAGCTATGAGACATTCTACGCACTGGTCTCCTATATTTAGAAAAGCATCAATAACTAATCCACGAATCATTCTTATATCGTCTGATTTGTGGTCTAAAAAATTACCCTTACCTCTAAAGGTTTGGTAGGAAGATTCCAATTCTTTATATGGAAATCCATCTCCATTTAAATTTGGTCCCCATTTTTCTAAACTTCCAATTGCTCTAGTTCTAACATAAAGAAAATCATTAGACCTTTTAATTACCTGCTTCGCAGCAGTAACAGTATTTCTAAATTGAAGAGCTGCTTTTTTGGCATCCTCACTATTGTTATTAATTTTCGGCTCGTCCGTAAACGCATCCAAAACCACATGTTCTGACCAAGCAAATTTGAGAAATGACATTGTGTGTACCATCCTTTGGTAGATGTTTACTTATTAAAAACTTATAAAATTTATATCTTTTTTAGCAATTCCGCCCTTAAAATCCTTCTTTTTTCAAGTTCTTTGACATTTGCTGCGGCTGATATTTCTTCAGTTGAAGCTTTACCGACTGGTTGTGGAATTGATGGTTCTGGGGTTGGGTTTACTGCCTGTGTGGTATCTTGTTTATTTGCTTCTTCGGCTCCCGCCCCACTCTGTTGCTCTATTTCTTTTTTAACTTCATCCGTAGCTACAACTGGCTCTTCCATATCTTTTAAAATATCTCCAGACTCAGCTTTTGGGAATCCTTTAGAAGTTTCTGGATTCTGGCCCTCGGCAACTGTCATTTTTTTCATCCAGTTGAGGTCTTCGCCTAGTTTTTCCTTAGTACCATATCCACCAATAAGCTTTCTATTCCAGATGCCTTCAACTCTTTTATTCCCCTGGGCACATCTGATATAATAACTCTGGGCTTCTGCCTTTTTCTGTATTTCTTCATCATCCAGCTGACCGGCATAGGAATTTTTAACTTCTTCTAGGTATCTGGTATCAAGAATGATTTTGAATTTTAGCCATGGAATTACATCTTCCGAAGCTTCTATTTCGGCTTGAGCTGAATCTGTCTTTTCACCAAATAGGCCAGAATCGTCATTCTCTTTGCTTTCTTCTCCCTCTGGCGGAGACTCTGCATCCTCAGATACTTTGCTAAGAATATCCCCTGCATCTTTCATATCCTTTTCAGATACTCCAGACCCAGACTCGCCCATATCATCCGGGCTCTCCATGGTAGCGGCATATTGAAGTATGAAGTTATTTTCAAGCTCTTTTTCGTTATTATTTTCCATTTGAATGCTCCGAACCCATATTTGGATTTGTTGGATTGTTATATCCACATGTGCACTTAATTATTCCGTTTTGTGAATTAGATGGGTCGAGGGCTTTGCCACAATCTAAACACATTTGCTCTGTTCCAATTGCAAATATTTTCATATCTACTTGTTCCGGTGAGAAGGAGATTCCTTTTTTTATAAACATAATTCCTCCTAATTGTTGCTCTGATTGTTACTAGCTGCTGGATTTGACCAAACTGAATTGCCACCATATATACTATCAGAAGCGTGGTAATTTGGACCAGCCCCATCATTTCCGGGATTATTAGTATTGCTTCCGTCAGTGTTAAACAGTCCCGGATTCATTCCTCTGGCAGAATACGCAGAGTCATACTGAATCTTTGAAAATCTTGAATTACAATTAGAACAACTCCCGACATCACTCTTATCATCAATTAGAAGATTTACTTTGCACTGTGGACATTGAGGGGTATCGGTAGAGATTCCCTCATACTTTCGTGGTTCTCCTGCGTTTGGATTGAAGGGGTTGGCAGGAAATGCCGACGGATAGTTTCCAGCAGGACCGGTTCCGGGATAGGCAATCTTATCTCTAAAAGATATCCTTTGCATAGTTATCCTAGCGGTCCCCCGCCGCCTCCTGCATCAGGAGCGCCACCCAACTCAGGAGCACCACCTAATTCCGGTCCACCCATGTCACCCATGCCACCTATATCTCCACCCATATCTCCGCCTATATCCATTCCTCCGCCAAGGTCTCCACCGCCACCGCCACCTAGGCCGCCCATATCGCCACCGGATTCTCCGCCATCTTGTGTTTGTACTGGCGCTGGAACTTCTGTAGTGGCCACATTGATGTTTTCTTTTCCAACATATGGAGTCTGTAGCTTGTACATAATTTCTTTAAAGTCCTCAATCTCTCCCTTAATATTGTGCACCTCTTCCGCATAATTAAGGTCGAGCGCTTCATATAGTGAATGCAGAGAAGCCTTATTGTCTCTAACAAGATTAGCAAGAGAGTCTTGATATTCTCTATTATTTTTAAGACTAATTTTTTCCCAATTAACTTGAGGAATAATATACTTCTTCACTCCGTTCTCATATCTATGGAAATCGTTAATCTTACATATTGGTCTGAACACTTTCCATTCCAACCATTTTGAAATTAAGGTTCTGAACGAAACATATCTTTGTTGCAAAACTTCCAATGCGACAGAGGCATTCGAGTAGGTGTTTCCAGTTACTGTTATTTGTCCATTTCTCCTGACCACAAATAGATGATTAGGAACTTCAAAACAATATATCCAACCTTTATACGGCACACGTTTGATATCGTTTTTAGATACCCTTGGTTCGTACATTTTATTTTTTAAGTTTTTCAAATAAATCTTAACACGATACATCGACCGTCTTGGTGCTAGTCTTTTTCTTTCTTTTATAGCAGACGAGTAGCCGCATTTAATAGCGATTTCCTGTAAATCATCAGACATTTTTTTACTTATTGTATATATTTCATATGATTCAGTGTGACTATTCAATTGTGAGCCATCGCCTAATCTACATCCGTCCAATAAGGATTGAAGAATTTCTTTTGAGTATTCCTTAATCTTTGCTGGAATTAATTTGGTAGAACTTCCGTGTCCATATGTTTCCAGTAAATGTTTTGCCAAATCATGATTGTTAATTAGAAAGCCTTCGCTTGAATCGTTATCTTCTACGTCTTCAAAAGCTACATTATTCCCAATCACCACTTTTTCTCTTCGTTTGGCTAATAATTCCGTAACTGTATAATTTCTTTCAAGTATTTCTTTTATGATATCGTATCTTTCGTTTAATCCTGATTTATGATATTTTGCTTGTGAAATAAACACTCCAGTTGGTTTTGTTTTACCAGTCCAACCACCAGTTTTATCAAAATTAAAACCGACACTTCCCTCAGATAAATATAAGCCAACTAAAAGCATGTAATCATTGATAGGAATATTGTTATCACCTATATTAATGTGAGTATCGCTTTTACCATTCCAACCCATATGAGATTTAAATCTATATCCGGCCTTAACTTCGTCGGCTCTTATTTTTCTGTAAATTTTATTTTTACCAGTATCCCTAATCCACACCTTATGATTTAAAGATACGGCATGGTCAATTGATTTATTTTTAAAATTAATTATTTCTCCGTCGATATCAAACTTAACTCTTCCAGTATATTTATGAAATTCAAGATTTCCATTTTCAGGATTAACTGTAGCTATTTCATCGTTTTCAGTTATATCGTGATAAAGTTTAAATCCGTCTTTAGTTAAAGTTTCAGTATCTGAGGTAACACAGGGGCCCTCGCTATGTGTAAACGCCTTGCTTGTAAATAGTCCGGTTAAAATTCTATCTTCAATTTTATCCATTTCACCATCCATAGGCAAAACGGTCCCAGCAGAACCTATGTACTGGACTTCTAAGCCGGGATGTGTAACGATAGTGAAGTCAGGGTCATACATCGCCTGCTCCAACAAGTCTCTGAAATTGGCCAAATCTTCTGCAATAGGACGATAAGTGCCATCAGCCATACCTACCTTAAATATTTTCAATGGAGTGATGTGTCTGTCGGCAATTGTGTTACCGTGAATTGAAATTTTACCGTTATATCTTGTAATAAAAATTCCGTTTTCAACTTCTGGACACCAAACTTTTCCATCATATTTCTCTATTGAAATATTATTTTCAGTCGATTTGTATCTCTTATCTGGCATAATTCCAAAGGATTTAATCTTTCTATCCGACCAATGGATTGAATATATAGTGGAACCTTCCCTACTCATCCACGTGGAAAGAGTAGGAGAAAATCCGCATTTTATGGCTATTTCTTGGACATTGTCTGCTAGGGTCTTGGACACGGATGAATAGGTTATATATTTTTTATTGTTTTTTCTATTTCGAATATTCCCGTCTCCACAAACAAGTGCATCAAGAAGTACTTTTAATAATCTAGGAGAAAAATCCAAAATCCAATTTGGAACAAGCTTGTTAAAAGCTCCCTTGCCAAACATTTCTTCCATATCAGTGTATAAATCAACACCGTGATAATTAAATGAGACCTTGCTTGTTCCGTTGACTATCAGCTTTGATTCATAAGATTTAAAGTTGAATGGCATCGCGGCAATGCATTGTTCCATCTTTTTAAAAGACTTATTATTTTTATTTTGGGAGATATTGGTAATCCATGCGCCCTTCTTGCCGCTTTTAGAAATACAGCCGTCGCTCAACCAGTATCCAGCGAATTCTAAAAATAATTCAGCCGGAACTAATCTATCGGCTAACTCTATTTCTGCAACTTCTTCCCCAACCCACTTGTCAATACTCGCCTTAAATTGATATGTTTTCTTCACTTCATCTGCTCTTACTATTTTCCATCCGTTTAATTTGTTTGCCGTTTTTCCAGATACCAACATTCTATGATTTGGCGTTACGCAAACATCAACCTGTCTAGACTCAAAATGATACATATCTCCAGTATAATCGAAAGAGTATATATTCTTAGGTGTATGATATTGCAGCTCTCCAGTTTCTTTAACCACCGTAGCCACTTTATCTGATAGCTTTAAATCCCTAAAATCAATAAATCCCCTATTAGTTAATACCTCGGTGCCTTCTTTGTAACAAAATTGGGCCTCACGAATTTTATCTCTGTACATCAGGTCTTTAAACACACGACTTAAAATAGTTGTTCCTCTAACCAAATACGGATGAGGCTTTCTTGCTATGTGTGAAATGAAAGCCGGATGCAGCGGAATATTTTTTCCAGAAAAAACATAAGTCAAGACATCTTCGGGTATCTGCTGTCTTTGAAGAATGTCGTCAGGGTTTGTTGATGTGACCAGTCTTTTTATTTCTTCATCTGGAATTAATGATATGGCAGGGCTGGTTAAAATATTACCGCGAACTTCTATATAGTCTGGATTATGGATAATGATTTGACTCCACTTGCCGGTGCTTTCATCAAGTTCGCAATATGGAAAAACCTCTCCCATAATATAATATTCTCTTGCAATCTCATAAATAATAGAACTGAAGTTCAACTCATCCAACATATCGTTGAAGAAGCTGGTTATTTCTGGAGATTCACACTTAACTCCGAACTGCGACAGGGGATATGTTGAATGTAAATCTAGGGCATTTCCAACCCAAGGGTCAGATGCATAAAAATGTCTAGCCCAAGCGAAGGTCTCCCTTCTATCTCTTGGCATAAATAAATTGGATTCTTCATAAAATGGAGAATACGGTTTTGGCCCAACTCTTGAAACAACTTGAGTCGAAGCCGTTTTCTTCATTCCACTAAACCCTGCCGCAGAATGAACTGGAGAGTCTGTCTTCACAAATTCAGCTCTCTTATAGTTACCGGAGCTGAATGTTGAATTTAGATTTGACTTTTTAAACATTTAAAACTCCAAAGTTTATTTGAAATCCGGCGAGACAACATGGCTTGTAGGATAATATATTTTCATGTTTGATTTAATGAGTTTTTCGTGAAATTCCTTCAAACTGTCAGAACTCAACTTCGAACCTATCTTTTTATAATCAACATAAGAAATCATATCATCTGAATCTTTTACCAACTTAGCTATTTTAATTGCCACATTTGAATCGAAAGAATCTGAATATTTTGCCAGAGAAGCGTCTGCATAATTAAAAATATAATCATAATCATTACACAGAGCCGCAGCTATTGTTTTTAAATTTTTACCAGAATATGACGAGTATCTTCCTTCGCATAAATTTTCCAACGTCGAAGACACGTATTTATTTTTATCATTTAAACAAGAGAAAGTTATGCTGACGTCTCTTTTATCAGGACCGTCCGTCGTCCTTGTAAGCTCCAAAACGTATTCATCCCCTGTCGATTCGTCTTCGGCGTTCATGTTTAGATTCTGGTCTTTGTGTTCGGGGTCCATTGAGTCTTTAGTAACTTCGTTTATTTGCTGTCTATCTTCTATGTTGTTTTGTTGCTGCACAAAGTCATTCTGATTTCTAAAATCAGAAGAATCAGAACCACTACCAAATGATTTAATAAATTCAACTATCCAGTCATTCTTCTTTTCCATCTTATCTGCCCCTTGTTTCTCTAGAAATATTAGCAAGCGTGTTGGGATTATTATACATTTTCAGCATTCCTTTACCCATGCCCGAACCACCAGCGTTACTTCTATTGGAACCAGTAAAATTAGTTCCAATAGACTGCGGCATAGACACTCCATATTGAGCCGCTGTTGGTGAACCGATTGCGTTTTCTCCCAACTGAGCTATTGACGCTATGTATGCATAATTTAGACTATGCAGTGCGTCATTTGGTTTTTTCTTTTCTATTTTTTGATATTTTCTTCTTACGTTTCCTGTTTTTTCTGAGATACCTATTTCGGTGTTACAAATTTGGTCTATGAACCACTGTTTGTCTTTATTGTTCTTCCAAGGTATTTCTATGTTAGACCTATTTATTATATCAACAACTTCTTCCAAAAAGGCGTCTCTGTCCACAGAAATCATCCAATTTTCTGGATTATAAATATATTTATTCTTTAAATTTGCTGAATAATAACAAGATTTAACTAAGTCTTTGAACTCAGTTTGCAGCATTTGACATTGAATTGCACCTGCTCCAATGTCGGCAACTACTGAAGAACAATTATACATTCTTATCAATTCTTTTATGTAAGTAACTTGTTTAAGATAATCGTTATAAGTGATGCGTTTAGCAAACTCAACCCTGTACCTATCTCTATCTTTTGAGATAATCGTTACCACCGTGTATGCGCCTTTATCATTCAAATCAGTTCTACCACCCCAGTCTATGCCCATAAATGTCTGCTTAGGCGGTAAGACCTGATGTAGAAAATCCTCATCCGCATATGGTTCACAGCAGGTTTGAATTACTTTTCTTGGGTCTAAAGGAGCAGATGAGCCTGAGAAAAACTCTCCTAAAACTTCATTCTTAAACTTCATTGGTGAAAACTCAAGCTGCTTTCTAGTTATTTCTTCTCTAGTCATCATTGGCGACATCAACTGGGAAATATGAAATCCAGTTCTCATGCAGTTTCTCGAATCTTTAGCAGAAACCCATACGCCATTTTGATTTGAGACTCTCTTATCTTGTTCTTTTTTACACTTAGGGCACTGGATTGTCATGCCGTATAGGAAATTATCTAAAGTAATAACAAAGAGATGATTACAACCGACACACCTAGTATGAAAATATCTTTGGTCTGAATGCTCCCAGAGGTCTTCAAAAGGAGTTCCGGCAGACTTGGGAGTACCAAAGGAGAATTCTATTTTATATGGAGATGCAGATAAGCATGCGTCGGTGTTATCAATGGCACTGGAAGACCAATCCTGAAACTCATCTCGACAAAGTAAATCGGCTGAAATACCACGAAGAGCGTCGGCTTCTCCCCAAGCTGAATACATATAATAGTAATTTGAAAATTTAAATTCAACACCGGATACTGTATTTCTGGAATTCTTATGGTCTGCTAAAAAATTCGTCAACATCGGAGTATTATTTTCATCCAAGGCACTATCTCTAAGAGCTCCCTGTAGTCTCTGTGTAGAAAAGCGAGACACCTGTGAATCTCTTGGGAATGAATGGAGAGTGGTAAAAAACTTATAATTACAAAGATAATATAGAGCTATGTTTAATGCGGCCTCAGTCATCTCCACCTGACGGCCTTTGCAAACTACCGTGGGCTTTCTATCTTTAAGAGCACCTATGCATGTGTAGCGATAGAAATCAACAAGATAGTCTCTTCCCTCTCCGACTATTTTAAAATTTCTACCTCTAATTGTTCTATATTTTTCTATAAATCTAACAGGGTCAACGTCCCTAACATTTGTCAATAAAGATGATAGGTCCATTATCTTAGCAGATTTTTTATTGTTAATCATATTTCCCCATGCTTTCTATTGTGCGCCATCTAAAACAGTGGCAGATATGTTCACCACATCTGCCACTGTTATCACTATGTTTTTATTACTTTTACCGCAGATGAATTGAGTTGTTTTCAACAAGCTAATCTATTAGATTAACAAGAGTCTTTTTCGATTGACTGTCGAACATTGATAGAATTAGTTGCTTATTCTAAGTCAAATTCTCCGTGAGGGTCGTCGGTGTCGGCTGGGTCTTCTCTTTTATTTAAAATATAGTCTTCGAAATCAATGAAACTAT